CCCGCCGCCGCAGCGACAGACACGGCATCGGCGAACTCGAGGCGTTCGTCCATAATCATGTCATATTCTCCTTATGCCGCAACCAGCGACTCGTCGGGCGACAGAACATCGACGCGACGGATCGGGATACCGAGCCAGCTGGTGACAACACGGCCACCAGTGTTCTCGATAGTGAGGGACGAGTTCTTCGTCAGGAGCGCGGACTGCTGACCAAGCTTGGTCTTGATCCCACGATCCATGTACCAGACGGCTCGGCCGTTGGTGTTCGGAAGACGCTCGAAGGCCTCCATCATGAGCTGAGGCAGGTTCGCCCCCGTCGCCGCGTCAACCGTCAGCGCGCTGCGGTCAATGTTGGCAATACGGACGAAGTACCTCCAGTCGCGGATCGTGAGACCAGCGTCCCAACGATAGTGCGTGCGGTACGCTTCCATGCGTCCGCCAGCACCGTCGATGTTCTCGATAGTCACCTGACCCTTGTCTTCCATCTGGAGACCGGCCTTCGAACCTTTCGGCGTGATACCGAAGCCCGACTGCGGACCCCACACGGCGAGCCATATGCTGGCATTGTCAGTGCCGGACCCGCCCCCGTCAATGACGTTGTCGCTGTTGTTCGCACTGGTGAGAGCATTGAACCGCGGCGACAGGCCAGTGAAGGCCTCAGGCTCGGTGCCTTCATTGCCGTAGAAGATCGTCTGAGCGACCTCCTCCGACATGCCCTCAATGTGAGGAGTCTCCTCCGACAGGCGCCACTCGGCGGTGTTGCCGTTGAGGTCGGCCAGAGCCTTATCCACCTCGGCATACGCCTCCAGCATACCGGTATTGTCGGTAATCTGGGCGGTCGTTGATTTGGTAGGCTGGACGCCACCATACATCTTACGCCAGGTCGGAGTGGGAAGGCCGGTACGGATGGTCGTCCGGTGGCCGGTGGTGAGGTTGCCCTCAAGCCAAACCATGTCGTCGAGGACTTCGTTGGTCTGGTTAAGGATTTCGACGATATCCGCGATATTGCCGTCAGGATCGGTCCGTCGGGCAAGATCGAGAAGCGTCGGATGGGTTGTGGCTAGGGTTGCCATTCCTTATCCTTTCTTCATGCTTGGGAATAAACGTTCCGCCGCGGTGCTCTCCTGGTTCGTAGGTGTGGATGCTGGAACCATCCCGCCCTCCAGAAGTTTGCCGGCAACGGTGTTGAGGAACTTGATGACGTGGACGTTGTTGCCAGCGCCAGTCAAAGCAAATGCCTCAATGAGCTTCTCGTCACCATACTCCGTGACGAGCTTGTTAACCGCAGCGAGGGTCTCAGGAAGTTTGTCTCCGCCGATCGTGGGGTCGGCCTTGACTTCATCCTGCCACGCCTTCTGCGTGTCCTCCCAAGTCTTGCTAATCGTCTCCGATGCGTCCTTGGCAAGTTTCACCTGCAGGTCGATGAGACCCTGCAGTTGTTCTTTGGGAGATAGCTCCCGGTTATTGACAATTGCGAGGGCTTCATCGCGGAGGGTCTCGTTGACCTCCACGCCCTCGGGGAAGGTGATATCAGCCGCGGTGAGGGGGACGAACTCTTCTGCAGGCGGCTCGCCCGGCTTAGGCGGTTCGCCAATGAGCGATTTCGGATTACCGTTTTCGTCCAACTCGCCTTCAGGCGTCGGGTTCGGGGGAGTCGGACTCGGCGGTGCCGGGGTAGGCTCCGGAGGTGTTCCGGGCGTCTCTGAGTTCGGTGTCCCTGCGGGTACGTTCATCAGCCATCTCCTTCATCATCTCAAGATAACCTTCCGGGCTGACAGAGGTTATCCGGTCTAAAACCTGTTGTCCTACATTAAGCTCCCCACAAGCAAACGCGGTGTTCAGCGCATTGCCAGAATAAGGCTGTGTTCCGATCCGCCCAATTTGCAGAAGCCACCATAGAAATTTCCGTCCATCCTCTCGTTCGAGAATTACGTTGACCGCGGAGTTGATTTTATCTTCATCTTCTCTAAGCCAGCGTCGTTTTAGCTTCTCTTCATTCATAGCAAGGAATTACCTAAATGTAAATGAGCCATATCATTGGCTCGGAAGTAGCTGTTGAAGTGCATTAGCTCCGCCGCCGACGTTAGTTTCGGAAAGAAGCTTCGCGCCCTGCACAGCCGCAAGACCTGCTTGACCAACCTGCGCGGCTTCGGCGTCATCTTTCTGCGCTTGAGTATCTTCCTCAACATCTTCTTTCGGACGCATGAGCTTCGCTGGAACTCCGATACTCAATCCATAATCGCGGATAACTTGGTCCCAATCAGGAATGTTAAGCACTTCCTGAACTTGGCCCGCGACACTACCGATCAACTGAAGCCAACGTTCCGTGGGCGCAGCAGCCAGTGCTTGCTGTGCAACCGCGAGAATACTGACGTATTGGATTTCAATTCCCTGGCCCTGAATTTCTTTGGGTGCTAGCGGTAGCATATTGCGCCGTTGCATGATCGCAAAAATGCGATTGATCGCGGGGTCGAGGGCTTCGTTCTCGAAACGCTCCAGAACTGAACCAAGAAGCACAAGCTTTTCCTCGCGCCGAGCGTCAATTTCAGTCGCAGACCTTACGGTCTCCAATTGCGAAATCATCTGGAACAGTTCGTTAAAGAACGTTTCGCGGATACGAACCTGAACGTCACGAATGTCCTGCGTCATTTCCTGAATAGGCGCACGGATTTCATACAGCGGCTTGACGCCAGCATTGTTCGCGCCAGCGACATAAGTAATACCGTTCGGAAGCAGGGCAGTTGGCCGATGCTGAAGTTGGATATCCGCAACTACAGGCGGATTAATCATCTTGTCCAAGCCCTGAGCTTTACGCTTTGTTTCCAACTGAAGCTGAATTACGTCCGGAAGCGCGTCCATTCCCGGGGAGGTTCCGTAACTGTCGTTCGCTGTGAGTTCCCAGCGCGGGAAAATTCCCGGCAGCTCATTAAGCCCGCGTTGGCTGAGCACTTTATTGCCGGGCATTCCTTTTTCCCAATAAGTTTCGACGAACTTAAACTTAGAGGGAACAAGGTTGTTTTTATTTGGCTCGATCAAATGAATTATCTCTACCGCTGTGAGGATTTGAGCCGAGTCACCGCGATAGTAAGACTTAACAGTTTCGCTTACGTTCTCTTCACCAAACCACTCAACAACTTGGCAAGCGGTTTGACAGAACTCTCTAGCGAACATATTCACTTTGAGCTTATGATCCTGACCAAGATAATATTCTCCAAGCGCCGGATTGAAACAGCGAATAACGTCCTCGTCGTCCTCGTAGATTAGAGAGCCTGCGGTTCCGAAAACGGAAAGATCGAGATAAAGAACTCCCATCGAATTATAGAAGTTGCTTTCTCCCATAACTTTCATCATTCGTCGAGCAACTTCATCGGCCCAGATCGTAACGGGCCCGCCCTCGTCATCAAATCCTGGAACACGAAGTTTGAACCACGGACGCGAAGGCGAGGTGATGCCGTTCATCATTCCGCTCGCGAGGACTCGAGCCGCCTTCGTTCCAGTCGAGTCGAGAATGAATGGATTTTTCGCATTGCGAACGCGGCGCTCGCGATCGGACTGCAACCAAACATAACGTTTTGGCAGGAAATAATCCGCAAGTTCGCGCCACAGCGTCCAGAACGGAAAGCGCTCCGTCCGAAGCTGCGAAATGATTGCGTCGAGCCTACGCTTCTCTTTCTGATCTACGTTCATTATCCGCCGATCAACGAAGTGCGCTGAGTGTTAGCTTTGCGCTTCAAGCCAGAAGTGGATGTTGAAATCAACGAGCCGACACCGAACGGAATGTCGTTCAATGGCTGCGGAGTGTCCTTCGCCAGAATTGGAGCATTCGCTGCGGGCGGTGGCTTGGGTGGTTTGGGTGTAAGAAAGCTCAATTTATCCTCCGTATTTAGTGCTTAGAAGTGAAGGAGTTGAAGTTCCAGTTGTGTCGGTTGCGGCAAGTGAAGGAGTTTGCGGTTTGTCTTTCTTTTTGTCTTTCAGCAAAGCATTGCCAATTAAACCGAATGGCAGCACCGCGTTTGCAGCTTTACGAATAAAGCCCATTACTGAACTCCTTCGTAGATATTTTCGCGAGCGAATGGATCGTAGTCCGGCAAGACCTTCGGCTGTTCCAGTTCACGTGAGGTTGCGTCGGGAATGAACTCAAAGCTCGGATACGCGAATGTGCAAGCCAAAGCATCTGCGACGTTCGGTGAAGGAATGCCTCGAGAACGCATTTCCTTCTTGCTTTCAAGCTGAATTGCTTCCTGCTTATTCAGCGCGTAGTTCGGCGCGACCAATTCGTCAATAAGCGAAATGTTTTCGCCTACAGAGATATTCTGAATACTTCCACCGGAGAGCCAATTACGCATTGCGCCCCAAATCTCGGCGCGCTTATTCGCGTATTTAACTCCATCGGAGAAGAACTCGTCAGGCTTGGAGCCGAAGTCAACTTCGATCACAGGAATTTGCAATTGGCGTAGCCGGTCCACGACGCCTCCCCCAACTCCGCCCGAGTCCACCATACAAACAGTTGCATGGAGACGAATGAACGTAGCTGCCACTTTACCAGCAAACGTCATGGTGTCAAGACCGTAGAATATCTCCACCGGACGGGTAATTGCGTCACGACCGCAGCGAGGGTAGATGACCGAAGGATCGTCGCCGAAACGGCCAACGTCAACTCCGAGCACAATCGCGCCGCCCTGCATTTCGATCTCGCGTTCTACTGCGTTATTAGCAAGCTCGTAAGGAATGAATGACTCAGCATCCACACGAGGAAACACACCCCGAACACGGACGCGCACAAAATCACTATCCTCGCCATAGTCGTCGATCCAGCGTTGAATTTGTTCTTTATTCGTGATCTTGACAGTTCGCGAGTCGATCTGATCGCTATTCCAGCGATGCGAGAACTTACCGCCGGGGAAGCATTCGCGGAACCGACCTTTATTTCTCGTTGGGTTGCCAAACACCATCCAGATGATTTGAGTGTTCTTGTCTGTCAGCGCACCTTCGGTAACCTCCCAAATCAAATCCGGGATCGCCGAGCCCTCATCGAACACAACGAGAATACGCTTACCTTGATTATGCAGACCGGCGAACGCTTCGGTATTCCGCTCGCTCCATGGAACCATGTCAATGCGCCAAGTTCGCTCATGGAGCGGATCGTTAGCAAACAGCGCTGTGGCGGTAAGCTTGAATAAATCTCGAGCAATGAAGAGCCGATGCCATTTGCTGACCTCGGCCCAAGTTTTCGTTTTCAACTGGTTCTCAGTATTCGCCGTGACAACACCTTTGGTATCCTCGAATGTCGAGATAGCGAACAGGATAATCCAGGCAACGAGTGCGGATTTACCAATACCATGGCCCGATGCTCGGGCAATCTGAATTGCTTCTTGAATTAATTGAGCATGAAGTGCTTGATCGTGAGAGGCGAGCGCGTTACCGAGGTCGATAAGGACTTTCGTTTGCCACTCGTCCGGACCTTCATTAAATTCTAGTTCAGTTCCTTCCTCGCCCCACGGAAATGCAAAGAGCACAAATCCGTAAGGATCGGAGCTAAAGCTAGCAAGTTCTTCAATCAAATCCATTAATTAACGTGTCCGATCAGCAAAGCGATAACAGCGAGGAACAGCCCAAGTGCTGTAAGATCAATTCGTGCAGAGACTCCAAGCAGTGCGAGGAGAGCACAAATCAAAGCCGCGATTAACAGGACAAAAGTAATGGTAATCATTTTGGTTCTCCTAGATATTGTAAGTTTTGGTTTCCGGAACTGACCAAGATTGATTTGATTGAGAATTAAGTGTAGTCCAGCTTGCTCCAGTTGGATCATTAGAGCCTTGGAAATCCCAGGTCTTTGGAGTGCGTGTATTGGAGCTAGTGCAACGTAAACTGTATTGAGCCGGAGCGAATGCTGTCTCAACATAGTAACCGAGATAGCCGGTATTTGGACCAGCCATATCGTAGTTATTACCATCGGCGTTGTCGAACGCTTTGTCAGGAGTTTCGTTGACGGCAGCATGACTGCCGAAAGCAAGACCATTATTACACTGATCAGCCCCACCGACTGTCAGCATGATTTGTGCTTCTTGGATCAGGGTGAATGTGTCACCATTATTGGCTGTAACATTCCAACGGAAAGCTTTGTAACTTCCGTTGCCAAGAGTTTGAGGCCAGCTTTTAGTCCGAATTGCTCCGTTAGCCCATGAAGGTTCCCAAATCTCAAAAGCTGTCGTCCAAGTTCCATCGGAGCCGTCTGTAGTATCGCTGGAGTAACGAAGTCTGGCAATTTTCGGACAAACTGTTGCATCACCTGGATTATAAACCATTTCAATTCTAGCTACCGAAACAGAGGTAGCAAATTTATAAGCTATCCAGGTATTCGTAGCCGAAGTTCTCAGCCAACCAGTGCCGGTATTTCCGTCAAAGGCTTTGAAATCCTCTCCATTAACTGCAGTTGATCCGGAGCCACCCGAAAAAACTGTGCCGCCGGTTGTAGCGATTTGATTATTTCCAGCATCATAAAATTTAAGTTCTGTTATACCTGTGTTGCCAGCATTTCCGTTATTGTTATCAACCTCGAGTTTGAACGTAACCGCGTTAAATCCGCTTACCGCTGGCTGCAGCATCATAGGATTTGGATGCGGAAGCAGGGCACGCTGCGGAATATCTTGTCGAGTTAATTTACGAACTAACTCTTCATGTTGAATTGCAAGCGCAAGTTCGCGCTGCCAATCATCACCTCGATAAAGCTCGATAAGACGTTTATCAAACATCGTTACGAGTCCTTATTGAAGGTTGCACGGAACTCTGGAGTCACAGCGTCGTAGCAGTAGAGGAACACAAAATCACGTTTTCCAGCTGCGGTGGATAATGTTGGTGTCCCGGCGGAGCCCCATTTAAATGCTGCGTTCCAAGTTACGGTTCGATTTCCAGTTCCATCCTGAATAACTTCAAGAGCATAGGTAATGCCCTGCTTCGGATTGGTTGGTGCTCCGAAGGTTCGAGTTCCGCCGAGCGTAACTTTAGCATTGAAACCTAAGCTCATGTCCCAAGCAATTGTAGCTTGATCGGTGAGGGTTTGCGGAACGGCTGCGGCGATCAACTTATCTGCCGCTACATATTTTCCAGCCGTAGCTGCGCGAATTTGGGGCGCAGTCGCTTCGTTAACTAACTGAACATAACGTGCGTCGGCTTGATCCTGTGTAAGCCCGCCAGACCCATTACCTCCTATGGAGGTTCCATTAGTCTGCAGAATGATGTTATCAATATAAGCTCCGAGCGCGCCGCCTACATCGAGAATACGAAGCTCATCCACATTCGTGCCCGAGGGCACCGCGAACTGCAGCTTATTGATAACCACAAGCTGGTAACTTGAAGTTACAGAGCTATCAAAACCAAACGTGCCGGACTTAAGCACAACGGGCTGGCCTTTAGCAACTCCAGCCAAATACCATTGCAACGTAAGCCAGCGCTTACTGTTCCATGTTGCTTTCGAGCGAATTTGTAACTGTAAGTTTCCATCCCCGTCATAGCTCATTGCAGAGCTACGAACGAATTTAATCCCACTAGCAGCTGGAGTATTCGTGAACTCAACATCCTTGGTTCCAGCGAATGGGTTCGTTGTGCTGTTCTTAGTAACTCCTGAACCGATAACTGTCGTAGTCCACTCAGTATCTTCGAGATAAATGTTCTCGTTCGTAATACCAGTAATACTTGTTGCAGTCGCAGGAACGTTGACGAACGTAAGGAACAGCTGTGACGTTGGATCGACGGTGGGCTGAGAAGGGGTAGCCGCTGGAGTGCCGGTGATCTTGCCAAAGGTTCCAGTATCATCAACGTAAAGAACGTCGATGCGAGGATTGGTGGCGTCTGCGGCAGCGAGAGTTACGTTCTGCTGAGCACAAGTAACCTTGACTCCATTCATCGTAATGACGCCAGCCGACATTGTGAAGGTCAAA